CAGATATTGGAGGGGCTAGGTATGCCCGAGAGCCTAGGATTAATTCTAGTTCTCTTGAGGCTTTAATACCCAGTCTGTCCTTTATCCCGGAATGGATATGGAAATCCGTTCCTGAAATGACTAAATGGGTTTTAGAACACCCATATTTCAGTAACGTTTCAAAATATCACCGAACTCTTTTCTCGCAAGGATCTTCTGTTCCTTCTCCGTATTGGGGTGGCAACTTGGCCATCCTTTCCGAAGCGGGTTTAAAAACCCGAATTGTCTTTATAGCAAATCCATGGATTCAAGGGATTTTACGCCCTCCCATGGTGTTATTACAAAGACAGATACTGATGTTAAGTACGGATTGTACTTTTGATCAGGATCATGGACGAAGATTCATGAAGGAAAAATTATCGTTGGGTATTAGACTCCACTCAGTGGATTTGTCTAGTGCCACAGATAATTTTCCCTTTTTCTTGCAGAGGTTTGTAGGGGAGATGTTAGGAATACCTAAGTATGTCCTGGATTTGATCGAGTTTATAGGCTTTAATTCGCCTCTCGACAAGTCTGATAGGACATTATATACTTATGGTAAAGGCCAGCCGATGGGGACTTACCCATCCTTTGTGCTGTTTGCCTTAACTCATAACATTCTCCTCCACTCTTTGGCTCGGGAACTCAAGTTAGATCCGATTTAGAGCTTTCGTATCCTTGGCGATGATGTTATCATAGCTGATGATACGTTAGCTAACAAATACCGAGAATGTATAAATACACTCTTGGTCCCGATCTCTGAGAATAAAAGTTTTAGTTCTCATAATCTGGGAGAGTTTGCTGGATCGGTTTATTGGAAAGGGTATGATATTACGCCTATCAAATGGCGTCCTGTCACACCCCAATCTATTAATGTAATATCTCAATACATTGATAGAGGTTTAGTCATTACTGACTATAAATCCAATAAATTAACTAAAATTCCTTTAGCTGACCCGAAGGTATATCCATTAGCCAACGCCCTTTATCCTATTCCTAAGGAATTAGGGGGCTTTGGACAGTTAACCCGTTTACCATTAACGGAAAGACTCCGCTGGGGGCAACGACGAGTTCGCTCTCTAAGGACCGGTTATCTGGCCCTTTTTAGCGATAGGATATACCGCTTCCTGTCTCCTCAAGATCTAAGAGGTATCGATATCACCAAATTTGTTGGATTAGCAAACCAACTAGTGAAGTGGACCGATTTCATAGAACTTGCTAAGGAGAAGGCGTTGTTGGCTCCACCTGGAGCTCCTGTCCCCTTTATTATGGGGGACCCAACGACTAAACGGGAAGCAGATCTTCCTTCTTCAAGGGAGGGATTGAAAGGGTTAGAATCCTTAGTTTTCAGTAAAGATTCTTTAGAAGAACGACTAGGAAAGTACCATGCATGGCATATTGCTATGCTGGGTCCAAACCCAGTAAGGGAGTTTAACAGGATGTCTACCATTGCTGGTAGTTCCAGTTTTTCCCTGAACGTTCCAATTTTGAGTGTTTCTGACACCAAGGCTCTTCTACCTCGAGTACATTGCC